TGCCGGAGAATTTACTAATGGTTGTCTAATATGGGCAAATCCAAACGCACAAACAAATGCAGTAACTGGATTAGCTGGAAGTAATACTAAGATGACAGTCTTAGTTGCTAATGGATCTGTTTCAAATGTTGTAGTAGTGGGCAGTGGATCAGGATATACTCAAAATCCAACAGTTACACTTTCAACAGTTAGTGGAGCTGGTTCAATTAATGCAGCAGTACAATGTACTAGAGAAGAAAAGAATAGTGGTGGCCCAATTTCAGCGAAATATATATCAAGAAGGGTTACACTTAAAGATGGTTTTGATGCATCAGACTTAAAAGTTGTTGTCTCTGCATATAAACCATTGGGTACAGATGTTCATGTATATTATAAAGTCAAGAACGCAGATGACCCAGATGATTTTGACATTAAGAATTACACATTGATGACACAAGAAACTTCAGCCGGAACTATTTCTAAGGGTAAAGAAGATATTCAAGAATTTATCTTTAAAACTCCAAATGAAACTACAGCTTATTCATCAAACAATGTTCGTTATGAAACTTTTAAAACATTTGCAATTAAAATAGCATTGGTTGCAGACTCAACTTATGATATGCCAAGAGTAAAGGATATGCGAGCAATCGCATTAGATTAATATGGGACAAGTACAAACTGAAGATCCGAGATTCCATAGAGATGTTCATTCTAAGGCATTATTGAATACAGATTACAATGCTTTACAACAACATAGAAGAGAAAAGTTGTATTTTCAGAAGCAACAAAATGATATAAATATACTAAGAGGTCAAGTGGAAGAACTTAGTACAATTAGAGTGGAAATGCTTGAGATTAAAACACTTCTTAAACAAATTATTTCGAAATAGGAGCTATAAACCATGACTGCCAATGTCGCCTTAACAGATACCTTTGACCAATGGAGAGTCAAGACTAATGAGGTTGTGGTAATGACACAAACTGATGGAATGTCGAATTTCATCAAAATTTTGGACACCACAAATTCAACAAGTAACACTACTGGCTCGATTATCACCGCAGGAGGTATTGGTATCGCCAAATCGGCAGTGATAGGAGAACACCTACGAGTACACGGAAATGTTATAACAGATGGAGATACCACAATAAGTGGTAATCTAGTTTTTGGTGATGCCGCTACAGATCAAGTAACATTTTCTGCAGATATTAATTCAAGTATAATTCCAAATGCAAACCTTACCTTTAACTTAGGTAATACTACAATGCTTTGGGCGAATACATTTACTGGTCACGCAACGATTATACAAAAATCTGATTCAGGAAAAGCCGGACTTAGTATAACTGCTCAAGATGTTGATCAAATTGCAGTAGATGTCACTGCAAGTCAAACAACCGCAGATGTTGTTCAGTTGACAGCAGATTCAGTAACTACAGGTAAAGTTATTGATATTTCTTCTGATGCACTTACTACTGGTTCTGCACTTTATATCGATTCCGATTCCGCAGCTACTGATACAAGAAGTATTGCAACAATTATTCAGAATCATACATCTGCTACTGGTGCAACTGCACTTACAGTACAGTCAGACGCAGGAAAAGGTATATTTATTGATTCTAATCTTGCGGCCGGAGGCCCAGCACTTGAAGTTGATTCAGAACACACAACTGCAACGGCAGTAGATCTTAATGTAGACGGAACTACAACTGCTACAGCTGTCAGTATATCAGCAGATGGACTTACTACAGGATCAGCTTTTCAAGTTGATTCAGATTCATCTTCTACTGGTACAAGAAGTGTAGCAAGTATAATTCAAAATCACGCATCAGCAACAGGCTCTACTGCACTTACAGTACAAGCCGATGCAGGAAGAGGATTATTTATTGATACAAATCTTGCAGCAGGTGGATATGCACTTGAGATAGATTCAGAACAAACAACTACAAACACCGCAAAAATAGCTTCAGTTGGAACTTCTGGAACAATGTTAGAAGTATCTCACGCTGGAGTATTAACAGGAAAAGTTATTGATATTGTTGCAGATGCCGCTACTACTGGTTCTGGTATTAATATGTCAATGGACGGATTAACTACTGGCTCGGCTTTAGCAATTGCTTCTGATTCTTCAAGTACAGGTACAAGAAATGTTGCAAGTATAATTCAAGATCATTCATCTGCTTCTGGCTCAACTACTCTTTATCTACGAAATGATCACGCAACTGCAGACGCATTAAAGGTTGTCGGAGCAGTTACAGTTGGTGTAGATGATACAGGACATGATGTTAAATTCTTTGGTGCTACTACTGGACAATATATGTTGTGGGATGAATCAGCTGATGAATTAGTATTGGCAGGAGATTCAAAACTATCATTTCATGATGCAGCAGGTGGAGAAAACATTATTGCTTCCGCTGATGGTCACTTAGAGATTAATGCAGGAACAACTTTAGATATTACAGCAGCTACAGTAGATATTAATGCCGCAACTTTGGTTCAAGTAGATGGTGCAATAGCAGTAGGTGTAAATGATACAGGACACGATGTTAAGTTTTATGGTGCAACTGCAGCCGCATATATGGAATGGGATGAATCAGCAGATGAACTAGAAATAAGAGGTCCTCTTGCAACACCAGGAAAACTTCTTTTAGCAACCGCTGAAACATCTGTCGTTGATGGAAATAAATTAGGACAAATAGATTTTCAAGCTCCAGTCGATGCTGCAGGAACAGATGCAATATTGGTTGCCGCATCTATTTGGGCAGAAGCAGATGATACATTCGCTGCAGATAATAATGCAACAGAATTAGTATTTGCGACTGGCGCATCTGAAGCCGCAGCAGAGAAAATGAGACTTACAAGTGATGGAAAAGTCGGCATAGGTACAAGTACACCAGTTACAGATCTAACAATTGAAGGTACTATAACACTAAAAGAACAAGCAGACGCTGATGCAGATACGGCCGCTTATGGACAAATATGGGTAAATACCGCAACACCATGTGAATTATATTTCACAACCGATGCTGGAAATGATATTGCAATCACATCAGGAACAACAATAGCAGCGACTCCAGGTGGTTCTACAACTCAAGTTCAGTTTAATGATAGCGGAGCTTTCGCCGGACATGCTGGACTAGTTTATGCAACTGGTAGTGGAACATTATCCGCAACAGTTCTGACAGAAACTTCCGATAGGACATACAAAGAAAATATTACCGATTATAATTCCAACGAAGCATTACAAGCGGTAATGGCATTACAATCTCATAGATATTCTTGGAAAGAATCGGGCATTGAAGAAATTGGTTTAATCGCCGATGAGGTTCAAGATGTATTGCCTGAAATGGTTCATGTTGATGCGGATAGTGGAGTGAAAGGACTGAAATATACAAAAATAATAGCAGTTCTATCAGAAGCACTTAAAGAACAACAAAAACAGATTGATGAACTAAAATCTAAAATAAATTAATGTCACAAATTTTCTTATGATATAAATAGTATAGATAACTATACTATTCACTATTAAGGAGATAATTGTGGCATTAACCCTCCAGAAACAAACTGTAAACATTGCACTAGATCAAGGTTGCACGTTTGAAAAAGTAATTACTGCACAGAATTCAGCAAGCCAGAATGTTACCATTTCTACTGGTACTTGCGCCGCTAAGATGCGTCTATCTTTATATTCTTCAAATAATATTACTGCATTAACTGCTACTGTTGCGGGGTCAAACTGTACTATTTCTTTGACTGCAACTCAAACGGCAGCACTATCTCCAGGTAATTATGTTTACGATGTTGAATATACTCAATCAGGTGGTACAATAGTAGAAAGAGTAGCAGAGGGTATTATAACTGTATATGGGGAGGCAACGAAATGACACAACCAACTACTAGAGCAACTTTTAAGGATTATTGTAAAAGGAAATTGGGCTGGCCAGTAGTAGAATTAAATTTAGATGATGATCAAGTAGAAGATTGTATCGATGATTCACTTCAATTTTTTCAAGAGTATCATTTTGATGCAACTGAAAATACATATCTAAAACATCAAATATCAGGATCTACTCTTAAATTAGCTAGTGCTCCCACAGGAACTTTTACTGATGGAGAGAAAATTACTGGTGGTACGAGTGGTGTACAAGCAACTGTACACGCATATCATAGTGCTAATACTACATTAAGATATAAAGACCCAGAAGTTAAATCTGGTGGAGATGGTAATACATACTACGCAAATACTACAACTACTTTTGCGACCAATGAAACTATTACAGGAGATTCTAGTTCGGCCACAGCAACAACTCACGCCTCTACAGCAACAACAATCGGCGATTTCGATAACAAATACATCTCAATAGCAGAAGCAATTATTGGTGTTCGAAGAATTATTCCTTTCTATGATAATTCTCGATCTAATTCTATGTTTTCTTCTAAATACCAGTTTGCATTAAATGAAATGCACAAACTAGGAACAGGTTTAGTAAACCATGAAATTGCACAAGAACATTTAATGTTGATTAATGAAATGTTTACGGGTAATCCAATGTTTAGATTTAATCGACACATGGATCGATTATATCTTGATATTAATTGGGGTGGAGATGTAGATATAGATGATTGGATCATTGTTGAATGTGATAGGATTATTGATCCCGCTACATATTCTGATATCTGGAGTGATATGTTTCTCAAAAGATATAATACAGCATTAATGAAAAAACAATGGGGTCAAAATCTTATTAAGTTTGAGGGAATGCAACTTCCAGGTGGAGTAACTATGAATGGAAGACAAATGTATGATGATGCAACTACAGAATTGACAGAAATTTCAGAACAAATGTCATTACGATATGAATTGCCAGTAGATCATTTAATAGGATAATAAATGTCAACAAATCCATATTTCAATCTTCATGGAACTAATACTCCAGAACAAAGATTGATAGAAAATTTAATAATAGAATCCATAAAAACTTATGGTATTGATGTATATTATTGTCCAAGAACACTAAACGATGAAGATACTTTGATGGGCGAAGATAATACTTCATCTTATAATAGTGCTCATACGATTGAGATGTATATTAAATCTGTAGATGGATTTGAAGGTGAAGGTGATTTTATTTCTAAATTCGGATTACAAATAAAAGATCAAATTACATTTACTGTCGCTAAACGTAGATGGGCAGAGTTGAATGTTCAGGGTGAAGGTAGAGCAGAATCACCGGCTGAAGGAGATTTAATTTATTTTCCTACTACTGAAGCAATATTCCAAGTAATGTTTATAGAAGATGAAGCTGTATTTTATCAAACTGGTGGATTACAGACTTATGATCTTTTATGTGAATTATTCTATTATTCAGATCAAAATCTTAACACGGGTATTGATGCAATAGATAAAGTTGAAAGAGAACAATCTTATTCTATTGCTTTTACATTAAATACTGGAAGTGGTAATTATACTATTGGTGAAACAGTTTATCAAGGTGCATCATTAGGAGCAGCTACAGTTAAAGGAGAAGTTGCTAAATGGGATGCAGGAAGTAAAATATTAACACTTATGAATATGACAGGAAACTTTTCTGGAACTGTGAATATTATTGGAGATAGTTCAAGTGCATCTTATTCGATTACTTCTTTTGATGCTCAAGAATCTGCTGCAGATACACAAGCAACTGCAACTAATAAAGAAATAGAAGCCGCGGCGGATGCTATTATTGATTTCACCGAAGGTAATCCGTTCGGGAGCTTATAATGTTAGGAGTAACATATTATCACGAAACCATTAGAAAATATGTAGCGGTTTTTGGAACTTTGTTTAATGATATAAACATTCAAAGAAGAAACTCTGCGGGTGCTATAGTAGAACAAATTAAAGTTCCTATTTCATACGAAGCTAGAGATAAATTAATTCTTAGAACGAGAGCGGGAGTAGCAGATGGTAGTGTGGCCGCAACTCTTCCAAGAATGGGTTTTGTTATGAATGGAATTGCTTATGATGGAACTAGAAAATTAAATACAATGGGTCAAGTGTATGCGGCTAATACTGCCGCAGGAACAAGTTCCCTTATGAAACAATTTAATCCTGTACCTTATAATTTTGATTTTTCTTTGACTGCAATGGTAGATAGTTCAGAAGATGGCGCTCAAATCTTTGAACAAATTGTTCCCTTCTTTACTCCAGAATTTACTGTTAGTGTAAGTTTAATTCCTTCCATGAATCTTAAGCCAGATATTTCTATAGTATTAAATGGTACTTCAGTAGAAGATTCTTATGAGGGTGAACTTACTGTAAGGAGAGAAATTATATGGGGTTTCACTTTTCAGATGAAAGGTTATATTTATCCAGATGTTAAGAGTGGATCAGTCACAAAATCTGTGATAGTGAATCTTCGAATGCCGGCTGAAGAAGCAGAAGAACCAGAATATATTATACTAGAAGATAGTACAGATTTTACAACAAATTATTTAATATTAAACGCTGATGCAGGATCACCAACAGCAACGGGTGATATGAAATTCATAACAGAAACAAGTTCTACATCTTCAGGCGCAGCTGGAATTAAATCAAGACTTACAGTTACGCCGGGACCAGGAGATGTAACCGCTAATGATGATTTTGGTTATACTGAAACTTTTGAATATTTTGATGATAATATTGATGTTAATTTGACAACCGGACTGGATGTAACTCTTTAACATGTGGGTTCGTTGGATTCTAATCATTTGTTTTGTTTCCTTTGGAACATTGAGTAATGCGCAAGGACCTCCAAATACTCAAGAAATAATACACGATAGTTATGGAACTCACCAAAGACACGAAAATTATAAAACTGAAGATATTTTATTATTATTTAAATCTTGTTATGAAACCATTTATTTTTTAGGTAATACAAAATACAAACGAAGTAAAAAAGCATTAAAAGAAGAAGAAGTATCTAAACAATGTTTTTGTATATGTGATAAAATTAGAGCCATATATAAACCAAGAGAGTTTTTAGATAGACCTCCTATAGATATACATAATATTATTAAACCCCTAACTTCTGAATGTATATCGGAACGGGGTCAAATTTGGCATGATGATGAGGAAAAATGACACAAGATGCTCGTATAGACGAAATTCTAGAGATTACAAGTTTAGTTCCCACTACTGAACTTAAACCTGAACCTACTGTTAGAATCAAACCTAAGACTGATGGTAAGGATGATGATATTGATTATAATTATGCCCGTGAAAATTACTACAATTTAATTGAACGAAATCAAGATGCAATAGAAGAGATGTTGGAAATTGCTAAACAATCAGAACATCCTCGTGCTTTTGAAGTAGTAGGACAATTAATTAAATCCGGCTTGGATGCCAATAAAGAGTTAATGGGTCTACATAAAACCAAAAAAGAACTAAGTATAGAAAAGGGTGGACACACTACTACTGTTAATAACGCAGTATTTGTGGGGTCTACAGCTGAACTACAAAAGTTACTGAAGGGAAAACGTGGCGAGTGAAACTTATCTCGGCAATCCAAATTTAAAAAACGTAGGACAAAATGTAGAATGGACAGAGGAAACACTTCAAGAATATGTGAAGTGTAAAGATGATCCTGAACATTTCATACGTAGTTATGTCCAAATCGTTCATGTAGATAAAGGGTTAGTACCTTTTGATATGTACGATTATCAAAAAGATATGATCAGAAAATTTAATGATAATCGTTTTGTAATTTGTAAAATGCCACGACAAACAGGAAAATCTACTACGATTATTTCCTTTCTCCTTCATTACATTTTGTTTAATGAAAGTGTCAACGTTGCTATTCTCGCTAACAAAGGAGCAGTAGCAAGAGAACTTCTTTCAAGACTACAACTTGCATACGAACATCTACCCAAATGGTTACAGCAAGGAGTAGTTATATGGAATAAAGGTAACATCGAAGTAGAAAATGGATCTAAAGTTATAGCATCTGCAACCTCTAGTTCAGCTGTTCGTGGTAGTTCCTTTAATATTATTTTCCTAGATGAGTTTGCTCACGTACCTCAAAACATAGCAGAATCTTTTTTCACTTCAGTTTACCCCACTATTTCCTCAGGTGAATCTACAAAAGTATTAATCGTTTCAACTCCACTTGGATTGAATATGTTTTATAAGATGTGGGTAGAAGCAGAAGAAGGTAGAAGTGATTATGTTCCAATCGAAGT